GCAGTGCAAGTGCAAATGCCCTTTTAGCCTACCGTTCGTCATGCTGAGATCGACCATCTGTCGGCAGAGTTCGAGCCCTCGCAGAGTTCGAGCCCTCGCAGAGTTCGAGCCCTCGCAGAGTTCGAGCCCTCGCAGAGTTCGAGCCCTCGCAGAGTTCGAGCCCTCGCAGAGTTCGAGCCCTCGCAGAGTTCGGGCATAGTGTGATGAATTATATAATTTAGCACAAGTTTTATTATAAGTTATAGAACTTATATTGTACTAAGTTCTATAACTTATATTGTACTAAGTTATAGAACTTATTACGGACAGGGGCGGTTATCAGACTGTTATGTTATTTATAGCGGTGGGGCCCACCCACACGCGTACTTCATGGAAATTTTTCGAAAAGCCCAAGGTGCCAAATCTGACCCTAAACCGTAAACACTGCCAACACTGTAATAACTACTCCAACCCACCCAATCCCCCAAAAATTTTCAACTTGCAAACTAACCACCACTAGTGTTATACTCACACAAAATGGAGAAATTTATGTCAACACATCTACCAGCAGAAACACTCAAAATCTCACCAGAGGCACTAGAAATAGCCAACTGCTATCTACAAGTGCAGGACGCCAGACAAGTTGCACACGAGCTAGACCTCGACCCTGAACTGGTAACAACCACACTAGCCAGACGTGAGGTACGCAACTACATAGACCACGTATTTTTTGATACTGGATATAACAATCGCTTTTTAATGCGACGTGCCATGGATGCACTAATAAAACAAAAGTTTATGGAGATGGAGGAGTCGGGAGTTGGTAGTTCAAAAGACATTGCTGAACTACTAGCACTATCACATAAAATGAGCATGGACCTCTTAGATCGCGAGATACAACTGGAAAAGGCCAAGCAAGGTCAGGCTGGACCGCAAAAACAAGTGAACGTGCAAATTAACGACTCGGACGGATCAAAGTATGGTCAGCTTATACACAAACTGATTAGTGGCGAGGGTGTATGACAGCACTAGAGTTCACCATTTTTAGCATACTATTAAGCATAATCGCAACCATAGCACTAGTGGAGTTAGCACATGCTAGTAGTAAGTAGAAGTGATGTAGACTGTGATTATATTACGGATTTTGATCCGGCTAGGCGATTTATTAAACTGCCTATAGATAACTACCTACGATTACTAAACATCTACGACACAATCAATCGCCCACAGATAGCACTAATCAATGCGGTTAATAGTCCGCAGTACAGGTTCATCTGTGCTGCACTTGCCAGACGATTAGGCAAAACCTATATAGCCAATATTATTGGTCAACTAGTAACACTAGTACCCAACTGTAATGTGCTGATTATATCGCCTAACTATAACCTATCGAGTATTAGTTTTGAGCTGCAGCGTAAGTTGATCAAGCATTTTGATCTTGAAGTAGAGCGTGATAACCTAAAGGATAAAATTATTGAACTGTCGAATGGATCGACTATAAGGATGGGATCTATTAGCACAGTGGATTCAACTGTAGGTCGCAGCTATGACCTAATCATATTTGACGAGGCGGCCCTGTCGGAGAGTGGCGAGGAGGCATTTAATGTGCAGCTACGTCCCACACTAGATAAACCTAATGCTAAGGCAATATTTATTAGTACACCGCGCGGCAAGCAAAACTGGTTTAGTAGATTTTATCAGCGCGGCTTTGACCCACAATTTCCGGAGTGGTGTAGTCTGCAAGCTGACTATTCGGAGAATACTCGCATGGCTGAGTCAGATGTGGAGGAGGCTCGTCGGTCGATGCCTAAGTCAGAGTTTGAGCAGGAGTATATGGCCAGCTTTACTAGCTACTTGGGACAAATCTATGAGGGGTTCCGTGCTGAGTATATAATTGATACATTGCCGGAATTACGTGGGGAGGCCTTTAGTGGACTAGATCCAGGTTATCGTGACCAAACTGCTTGGGTTAATGTTGTCTATGATTTTAATACTGACTGCTTTTATTGTGTAGAAGACTATTGTGAATCGGAGCGCACTACACGTGAGCATGCAGAACATTTTCATAAAATGATAGATCGCTGGGGTGTAGAAACAGTATTTATTGACAGTGCTGCTGCACAGTTTGCTGCTGATCTAGCCTATAACTATGAGATTGCTACCACTCGTGCTAAAAAAGATGTGCTGCCAGGCATCGCCTATGTGCAAACACTGGTACAGCAGGGTAGATTACGTGTGCATAAAGACTGTACACATGTTATAGAAATGCTAGATATGTATAGATGGGATGATCGCGAAGGGCTGGCTAAAGAACGACCAAAGCACGATAAGTATTCACACATGGCTGATGCTCTTCGTTATGCACTATACAGCTATGTAGTTTAATACCAAATACGTTGCCACCAGCTTAATCCCTTAAAGTGTTTGATTTCATCCCGTAGTGCTTGATTGGTGTTGGTTAGATTTGTGTTGGTGTCTTCTAGGTTTCTAAGCTGTTTGACTAGTTGGTTCTCGTCTTCTAGTTGTGTTAGTTCTTGCTTATACTGTTCGCACAACTCCTTAAACCGCCACAACCACTCAATATGTTCTAGTGTACCCAACTGCATAATCTTATGGTCGTCTATAGTAGTACGCTCTGCCTTGTCAAGTTTGTCTAGTTGTTCTTGTGGTATTAGTGGTGGTTTAGTGCCGTTGAGTATTAATTGGTCGACCCAGCTAACCTGTATAAGTGCATCTTCGTAGAGATCTATATGGTCTGGGTGTACTATCATTATTATTTGGAAGTCAGGCATACCATAGTTGTCATAGGCCCACTGCATCTTGCGTGTGTGTTTACCCTGCAAGAAATTACGTTTATGCGTTTCCCAGCGCTTAGGTATGTTTTCGCTTTTGCCTACGTAGTAGTGTCCGCTTGAAAAGTTTAGTTGATATATTCCGCTGTTCATTTTGCCTGTATTTTTAGTTTGAAACTACTATTATACACTGTTTTGGTTTGGGTTTCAACTGTGGTTTTTGATTGTTAGTTGGTTACGACCTTTTAGGTTTAGGGTAGGTAAAATTTACCTATTGACAATTGTGTACCTTTTAAGCTATAATTATCAAAATTGTGGAAATAATATTTTATGGCAGTAAACACAAATAAACGCATTCCAATTAAGCATATTAGAGACAAAGCTAAAAGTGCATACGAAAAAAAGCCTCATTGCTATATTTGTAATGCTCAAAATGAACTAGAGTTACATCATCTGCACAGCCTAACACACCTACTAGAAGTTTGGGTCAAGCGTAAAGGCTATGATATTAGCACTGATGAAAAGGTTCTGGCAATTCGTGATGAATTTATAGCAGAGCACCAGGTGGAAATATATGATTTAGTCTATACACTCTGTAATAGACATCATGTACAACTGCATGGTATTTATGGCAAATCGCCAAGTCCTAGCTCTGTTACTAAACAACAACACTGGATTGAATTGCAGCGTAACAAACATTTATCAGGTGAAAGCGTATTTCGTGGCAGTAGCTACGGCTCCTATTTTGCAGAGTTCACAGGGGGCTTAGATGGCGTTAGAAAGAATACGTAGTTGGATTACTGAAAAACTTAATCCAGCTCAAGAAGTTATACATCGTGATGAAGGTACTAATGTTGGCAGCGAAAGCCGCATTATTAACTTTCGCAATGCATTTAGAAATATAGATAGTGTAAATAGGTCAGTTAATTTAGTAGTAAATGCTTGTGCAAGTCTTGACTATGATATTAAGGATAAAGTACATGAAGGTGTTGTAGTTGGCATACGCCAAAAAACACTAGCAACACTGCTTAACTTTAGGCCTAATCCCTATCAAAGCGCAATAGATTTTCGCACAGAACTGTTCAAAGATATAATGCTTGATGGTAATGCATTTATACATTTTGATGGTACTTTTATGTACCACCTACCAGCAAATAATGTAGAAATATTAACAGACCCTAAAACGTTTATTCGTGGCTATCGTTACAATGGTAAAGTAGATTTCACAGAGCGTGAAGTATTTTATTTTAAAGACTTGAACAGTGACAGCATCTATCGCGGAGCCAGCAGACTTGAAGCGTGCTTAGAGAATATTAATATACTCTATAGCATGCAAGAGTTTCAGCAAAAGTTTTTTGAGAACGGCACAATCTTTGGCTTAGTGCTGACCACTGAAAACACACTAAGTCAAGCAGCTAAGGAAAAAACAGTTAGTTACTGGCAGCAGCGATATAATGCTAAGTCAGGTGGCAGACGCCCAATTATCCTAGACAGCGGATTAAAGCCACAAAAACTAAGTGATCAAAATTTTGATGATCTAGATTTTGACGTAGCTATGCGCACACACAGTGAACGCATAATGACTAGTATAGGTGTTCCACCTATATTATTGCAAGGAGGAAATAATGCAAATATTTCTCCTAATCTACGCCTATTCTATCTAGAAACTGTGCTACCACTAGTTAGACTGTACAACAGTGCGCTAGAACGGTATTTTGGTTATGATATAGCACCAGTAACTAGTAATATTAGCGCCTTACAGCCAGAGCTAAAGGATGTAGCTAGTTACCATCAAACACTGGTTAATGGTGGCATCATTACACCAAATGAAGCCAGATTAGAATTAAGGTATCCAACCATAGAAGGCGGAGATACTATAAGAATACCTGCTAACATAGCAGGTTCAGCAGCCAATCCATCCTTGGGTGGTAGGCCTAGTACGACAAAGGAGTAATATGGACAAAAAGCTAGATAAATTACTCTATTTAAGCAGTAAGTTTACAGCTAGTACAGAGTCTGATGATAGCATTTTTATTGAAGGATATGCTAGCACAGTAGATCGTGATCGTCAGGGTGATGTGATCCCTATGAAAGCGTGGAACGAGGGATTGCACAACTATCTCAAAAATCCAATTATACTAGCCTATCACAATCATCAAATGCCAATCGGTAAAATGGTTGAGCATAAAGTTACAGATCAGGGTTTGTGGATTCGAGCGCAGATTCCTGCTGAAGTAGGTGATGTATACAAACTGATTAAAAAGGGTATATTAAGTGCATTTAGCGTAGGGTTCAGAGTTCGTGATGCGGATTATGACCATACTACAGAAACGTTTTTAGTTAAAGACCTAGAGCTACATGAAATCAGTGTAGTTAGTGTACCAGCAAATCAAAATACATTATTTAGCTTAGCTAAAGCTTTTGATACAGCTGCAGAATTTGATTTATTTAAACAGCAATTTGCACCAGCACCAAAGGCATCAGCTAAAAAGCTAGATACCCCAAAAGCAGCAAAAAGCACAACAAATGAGGAATGGGATATGGATCCAAAAGAATTAGAGAAATTACTAGCAGATGCTGCTGCTAAAGCTGCTGAGCAAACTGCTAAAGCCGTGCTAGAAGCACAAACAAAAGCTGCTGAAGAAGCCAAGCGTAAACAAGCTGAAGAAGAAGCCCTACAGGCCAAAATCAAGGCTGCTGTTAGCGCAGTTACTCCACCAGCTCCAGCTGTACAAACAGTTGACACAGGTGCTGACCGCCTACTAAGCGATATTGAAAAGCGCCTAGAAGATCAGGCTAATGAGCACAAGAGTGCAATCGAGGGCCTAGAGGCTGCTATCAAAGAAAAGGCCAAAGAGCTTGAGCAACTACAAAGCAAGAGCGTTGAGCTAGACGCACTACAGCGTAGCCGTATGCAGTTTGCTGATCCTAAGGACGCAGACATTCCTTATGCAGATAAAGAAAAGGCAGTTCTACTTGCCAAGATTATGCGTAAAGGCATCCAGGATACCAAGTTTGGTAAAACATTACTAGAAAAAGCTGCTGCTACATTTGGTGGTGCTGCTCGCTTTACTAGTACAAATGGCGAACTATGGGAAACTGAAGTTAGCACAACAATTCAAAATGAAATGCGTCGTCAACTAGTTGTGTCTAGTGCTATGAGTAGCATTACAATGCCACAACCAGTTATGCGTATTCCTGTAAACCCAGACACAGGCAGTGATGCAACATGGGTAGCTGCAGCTAACTATGGTTCAGATATGGGTGCTACAGTTGCTGGTACAGGTACAAGCAGCGGTACAAAGCGTACACATACAATCGGTGAAGTTACTCTAACAGCTTATAAACTAGCTACAAAAGAGTATATTGCGTTTGAAGAAGACGAGGATACACTAATTCCTCTACTACCAATCATTCGTGATGCAATGGCACGTCGTATGGCTAAAACACTTGACAAAGCCATGCTAATTGGTGCAGGTGATGCAACCACACCACTTAAGGGCCTAGCAACATATGATCCAGTTGGTGGTGACGGTAGCTTACTACAGCCAACAGTCACACTAGCTACAAGCAGCACAGCTATGACAGCTCTTAAGATGATGGAAGCTCGTCGTAAACTAGCAGCTTGGGGATTAAATCCTAGTGAACTAGTAGCATTTGTAAGTACACAAGCTTACTTTGAACTACTAGAGGATACAAACTTCCTAACAGTAGATAAAGCTGGTCCAAATGCTACACTATTAACAGGTCAAGTTGGTAGCATCGGTAATACACCAGTTATCGTTAGCGCAAGCTTTGACGCAGCTGCTGCCGGTGCTGCTGCTGCAGTTATCGTTAACCCACGTAACTTCCTAGTTGGAACACATCGTGGTATGCGCGTTGACAGCGATGATGAAGTTGTAAATCAGCGTAGCGTACTAGTTGCAAGTATGCGTATTGGTATGACACAACTATCAACAACTGATGGTCATGGTGTTGTAGCAGTTCGTTACTTAGCTTAATTAGTTATAGTTATATGGACAGGATTCGAAAGAGTCCTGTCTCTAAAGACCAATTAGTTGGTCTTTAGAGACAGAGGAGGGTTTATGGCTGACCTAATAACTAGAGCAGAATATAAAAATTACCTTGGTATTACTAGTAATAATAAAGATACTGAAATCGATTTGCTAATACCCAAGGTTAGTCAGTTAGTAAAAACCTACTGCCGCAGAAATTTTACTGACTACTATGACGAAGCTAAAACGGAGTACTTTGATGGTGGTTTTGACCGATTAATATTAAAAGAAACTCCAGTAACTAACGTACTACAAGTTAGTCAAAGTACTAACTATGGTAAAACTTATGCAACTACCCTTGTAGAGTTTACAGACTGGATACAGGATGGTGATAGTATTCGCATGGTAGCTAGCCCAGGATATTTTGCATTACATCCACGCGGATATAAAGTTAGTTATTTTGCTGGCTATGAGTTTGTACCAGATGATCTTAAATTAGCTGTGCTTGATCTTGTAGAATATTACTCAAAGAATAATAGTGCAGTACATGTTAATCGTGATGTAACCCCAAATGTTACACAAATACAATATGTAGCTACTACAAACTTTCCAGCGCACATTAAGCGTGTGCTAGATCAATATGTAGCGGATTATGCGTAATGTCAGCACCAGAACTAAGTGCCGTAGTTAGGGCCAGAATAGAAAAAATATACGGTGAAAAAGGCGTAATACTAGGCAAAAGCGGAACTCGTGCAGATATATTTAAAACCTATAAAGATACCCAAAAACTTCGCAGTGATTTTAGTTCAGTTAAAAGCAATCAAGTAAATATATTAACTAGGCAGTCACTCGATAAACTTAAAGTAGATTTAGATAACGAACTTCAAAAGAGCGTTTTTAAAACTGCCAGTACTGAATTAATGAGTCTAATTAACTTTGATGATTTTGTAAAGACTAGTTTTCCTGCTGAAGCTGCCAAAATGCAAAAGAGCGGACAAGTTAGATTAGTAGGCGTAACTACAAGTAAAATAATAGAGAAGTTTTTAATCTATGTGGGCAGCATAATAGATATTCAAGTTCTTGCCGCAGGTAAACGAGATCCGTTAACTGATAAAACTTTTTTACAATATATACAAAGTTCTATACAAGCTGGTCATCTTGCTGGTATATTTACCGCAAAAGTAGCAGCTGCATTGGGAGGCGCTGTAAACTTTACCCCTGGTGGAACATATAGAGATTTTACAATTAATGTTGACATTAGTGATATAAAAGATCAGCAAGAACGCGAACAAATTGAAAATTATCTAGATTTTGTAGATAAAACTATTAAACTACTATTAGATGCCGATTTTCTTAGTAGTAATCTTACTAATGAAATAGCCATTTTTACCGAGGCAACAAAAGGTGCACTAGATAATAGGCCCTATTTTACACTAGAAATGCAGATAACTAAAATTAACGCAGAGGCTGGTGATATATTAAAAAATTTAGGGGCTTCTCTTAATAGTTTTATTGCTGCGTTTCCTAAAGGTCAGATAGCTGCTAAGAGTAATGTAAACATTGCTTTTAATAGAATTATAAAAGATCTAGAACCTTTAGCTAAGCTGATACAAACTCAAGCAAATATTATTTCAACAACATCACCTGCTTTAGCAGACGCTATTCGCGATAATGCAGCTTCACTTGGCGATATGGCTGTAAATGCAAGAGGATCACTAAGCATAAAACAATATATTGCTGAAGTCGTAAAAGATGTTATTAAAACTGGTAAAAACCAAACATCTATAGGTACTACAAAAGCTACTAGTAAAAATACTATTAAAGATAAGTCAGATATGACTAGTCAACTTAACAAGTTGATTAAAGAAACTACGGCTAAAGTTAAAAAACTTAAGCAAACTATTCAGAAAAGCAATTCAGCAGTTAAAATACGTAGTAAGCGTACAAATAAAAAAATAAGTGCTACTAATATACTAAGCTTACATCAACTATTAGATGCACAGTTAGTTGATACTGTTAAAAGAAATATGGGTAATGGTAGTAGGCGAGATGTATTAAACCTTCGTAGTGGTAGATTCGCCGAAAGTGTTAGGGTAAATAGATTAAGTGAGGGAAGAGAGGGTACTATAAGCGCTTTTTATACTTATATGCGCAATCCTTATGATACATTTAGTCAAGGCGGAAAACAGCAATATCCTCGTAGTAGAGACCCTAAATTGCTAATATCTAAATCAATTAGACAAGTAGCAGAGCAGTTAAAGATAACAAGATTAAGGGCCATATCAACATGACAAAGCGTGTACAAATAGTCAAGGCCCTTGCCGAGGTGTTTAAAACCATAGATGGCACAGCGCCATATGTAACTAATCTACAAGGTTTAAGTTTTGCCAAGCTAAAGTTCTGGGATGAAATAAACGATTTTCCTAGTGTATACTTAAGCCCTGGCACTGAACTGCGTGAATATCATCCAGCAGATTTTGCCTGGGGCATGCTTGGCGTATGTGTAAAAGTTTACTGTAAAAGTGAAGACACTGCACAAGAAGAACTTGAGCAGTTATTAGAAGACTTAGAACGTTGTATAGACGCAAATCGTCAGCTAGTATACGACACAGACAATAATTATGAAACAACAGAAATATTAATAGACTCAATAACTACGGACGAGGGCCTCTTAGCTCCCTATGCAGTTGGCGAGATTAACTTACAGGTTCGCTATCAGATCATGTAAGCAAACCGTGTTCACAAGGTCTAATACAGATAAACGTCTAGTAGTGACTGTAGGAACACCTCTTGAGAGGATAAAAAGATGAGTTTTAATTTACTTCGTAATAGTAGAGTATTCTTTACTACTGCAGTAGGAACAAGTGGTTCTGGCTTAGGCGTAATTGGTGGCACAGGAGCTCCAGCGATAAGCACTGGTAATACCAGAGAAATCCAGGTATTAGATGGTTTCGGCTTTAGTCAAAATACTACTAGTGAAACAGTTACATTAAATGAAACAGGTGCTGCACCAGTTCGTGGTCAACGTAGTTTTAATACGCAGCTAGATCCAGTTGATTTTAATATGACTACGTATATACGCCCTTTTAGAAATACTACAGGTGGTTCAGTTAGTGGTATTACTTGGGGAAGTACTACAGCCGCAGTTACAGCAGGTAGTGGTGCTAGTACAACACTGCTTACAGCATACCCAGCCAATATAGTAACTGCAAGTGCCGCAACACAAGCGTATGCCGCAGATTATGGTTTAAATACCTTTATTTATGCTACCAGCGCACCTTCTGGTGGAACAACAGCAACATTTGCACCTATTTTTGGTGCCGATCCCTCCACTAGCAGCTATCAAAAATTAATAGGAATTTATCTAGTAAATGCAGGCAGTGGATATACTGTTGCGCCTACTATTACTATTACTGATCCAGATAGTGGAGCAGAAGCAACAGCACTACCAACTGTAACTGCTAGTATAACAAGTGCAGGTTCAGTTACTATTACCGCTGAAGAAAAACCATTGTGGAATGCACTATTCACTGGAACAGGTAATGCTAATGCATGGACTGATGGAACTAGTAATGCTACAGTTGTAGCTACAAGTAGTAATGCTCATCAACTTCAACGTTTTGGATTAATTATTCTAATTGATACGACTTGTTTCTTAATTGATGATTGTGTATTAAATACAGCAACTATTGATTTTGGTATTGATGCTATTGCTAGTATACAGTGGGCAGGTCAAGCTAAAGCTATACGTAGAATAAATGCTCCTAATATTGATGATACTAGTGGATATTTTCAACAGAAAGCCAGCGAAACTGATACAACAACTCAAGCATTATTTTCAGCAAGCGCAAGTACAACAACATTTACTAAGAAAACTACTGCTGCTTCTTTTATAGCTAATAAGTTAAGTGTAGTTACTCTAAAATCAAATATTGGCGGCGTAGCTATTACGTCACCTTCTACTCCTACTAAGACGTATAATATGCCCTTAACAGGCGGTAATTTAACAATTAGTAATAATGTTAGCTACTTAACTCCAGCTGTACTTGGTGTTGTTAATCAACCAGCTACTTACTTTGCTGGTACGCGTGCAATTAGTGGCAGTATGACAGCTTATTTACGCACAGGTACTAACGAAACAGCTGGTCTACTAGGTGACTTATTAAGTAATGCAACAACAGATGTAGACCCTGCATTTTATATTAAAGTAGCTATAGGTGGTAGTTCAGCTACAGATCGTGTAGAAATAGAAATGCCTGCTGTAGTTCTTACTATTCCAACAATCGCTACCGAACAAGTTATTTCAACAACAATTAACTTTACAGCACAAGGCAAGAGTGGAAATAGCGGATCAGAAGTATTTGACTTAACACAAAGCAACGAAATTAATTTAACGTATTACGCATAAGTTTATTAACCGAGACCGGTGTTTAACCGGTCTCATCAACCAAGTGTAACAATGGCAGACCTTAGTTTAAAATCACTATTAGTTCCCTCAAAAAGTATTGAGGTAGAGTTTCCTGGCATGCCAGGGTTTAAAATTGACTTAGCTTTTTTAAGTCGTGAAACAATTGTAAATATTCGTAAACGCGCTACAAAAACTACATTTAAAAATCGTCAACCACACGAAGAATTAAATGATGAATTATTTTTACAGTTATATGTAGAAAATGCAGTAAAAGGTTGGACCGGATTAAAAATCAAATACTTAGAGCAACTGGCACCAGTAGATGTTAACCACCTAGATCCAGAAGATCAATTAAATTACTCGGCAGAAAACGCCTTGTATCTAATGAAGAATTCCAGCGATTTTGATAGTTTTATTAGTGAACAGGTTAGTGACCTGGGAAACTTTTCCAAGATCAGCTCCAAGGAGTTGAAAACCAACTAAATAACTACTTTCAAAATCAGCAACTTGGCATGACTAGAGAAAGCTACCTAGAGATGTGTGACATGATGGGTAGCGAACCTGTTGAAAGCGAAATACCTATAGAATATGAAGATTTTCCCCTAGACGTACAACAAGCACTGAGTGTTTATCGTATGTTAAAAGATGAGTGGGAAGGTTTTAATGGATTATATTTAGGCAAAAGCTTTATAGGTCTAACCGAAATATTAGATTATATGGAAGTTGACTTAGCCGATAGAAAATTAACTGTTCAATTAATAAAATTAATTGACAGTGTTAGAGCAGAATTAATTAACAAACGAGAACAAAAGCCCGCTAGTACATAAAACAGCGGGCTTTTTTGTTGTAGAAAATTTTGCTGTTGACATTTTAAAACCCTTGTGTTATACTTGGTGTAATCTCGCATAAAATATTATGCAACTATAAAAATTCACCTGGAGCTACTATGGCAGGTAATACGATAAATATAGATCTTAATGTACAAGATCAAAATAAATCTATGCAAAGTCGTACTAACGATGCAAAAAAATTAAATGAGCAACTAGAGCGCGCAAATAATTTATTGCGTGGTACAAAAACTGGTAGTGCTGCTATGCGTCGTGCTGGATTCGATCCTATGACTGGAGCCGAAGTAGGTGAATATAATCGTGCTCGTGGAGCAGCAGGCGGTGGCGGAGCTAGTGCTAGAGATTTTGCAGATCAAGCTCGTGGATTAGGTGGATTAGTTAGACTATACGCTACTTATGCAGCAAATATATTTGCTGTTGCAGCTGCTTTTAATGCACTTCGTGAAGCAATGCAAACAGAAGTAATGATTCGCAGCTTAGATCAACTAGGTGCAGCTAGTGGTATAGCCATGGGCGGCCTAGCAAAACAATTTGCTGAAGCTAGTGGAGGAGCCATTAGTTTACGCGAATCTATGGAAGCTACTGCTAAAGCAATAAGTAGTGGTATGACACGCGATCAGTTTATGCAATTAGGTGAAGTAGCTAAAGGAGCAGCACAAGCACTTGGCTTAAATATGAGTGATGCCGTTAGCAGACTTACACGTGGTATTACAAAACTAGAGCCGGAATTACTAGACGAATTAGGTTTATTTACTAAAGTAGGTAAAGCTGCAGAAGATTATGCGCGTAGAGTAGGTAAAACCGAAGCACAACTAACAGACTTTGAACGTCGTCAAGCATTTGCTAATGCTGTGCTTAAAGAAGGTAGAGATAAGTTTGGAGAAATTGCTCAAGAAGGCAATCCTTATGATAAATTATTGTCCCAATTAAAAAATGTAGCACAAGATATATTAACAGTTGTAAATAATCTTATAGCGCCTATAGCCAAATTATTAGCCGACAATACTGGTTTAATTGCAGCCGCTATTGGTTTAGCAGCTATTAAAATTACTAAAACAGCACTACCAGCACTAGGACAGTGGCGAGAAGGTCTTAAAGCAGCTGCTGAAGATGCGGCGGAAAAAGCCACATTAATTAACAGAAGTTTTCAAGAAGCATTTATAAAGCGACAAGAAAGCGCACTAGGTATCCCCGCCCTAGAACAAAACCTGCAAAAGGCCAAGCAACAACTTAAAGCTGCACAACAGGAACTACTGGGTGCTACTGGCGGCATGGATAAACGTGTTGCTGGCAGTAAGTGGTTTGGTAAAGCAACTAGTGAAGATGTTGGCAATGAAAAAAGTATAGCTAAACTGCAAGAAACTAGTGCAAAATTTGCACAAAGTGAATCAGCTGACAAGCAAAAAATTGCGGTAGCTATGGATAAAGTAGCTGCTGCACAGAAATTAGTATTAGAACGCAGCCAAGCCTTGGCTAGTGTAGACGATACTTTACAAGAGGGACTACAAAAACGTGCACGAGTATTGTCAGAACTATGGCAGCGTGAAGAAATAAGAGACCAAGCTCGCAGCAAGGCCGCTAGACTTCGTATATTAAGTGAAGTTACTGGTGATGTAGAAGGCAAAGGTTTTGTTGGCGGTATTAAAGAACTATACGGCAAAGCACAAGCAGATAAAGATCTAGGCAGAATAGGTAAATTTGTAACTGTAACTCAAGGTGGGATGATAGCCGCCGCCAGTGCTGTTGGCATACTTGGTGCAAGTTTAGGCAGAGCACTTTTAATAGCAGAAGTTATTACAGCTGCATTTTTAGTACTAGATACATTATTTAGTAAAAATAAAAAAGCTGTACAAGATTTTGATAGCGCAATACAATCCCTAGAAGAATCAACTAAAACTGCTACTATGGTAGCAGAAAAATACAAAAATGCACTAACTGTTGATAGTATTAATGCATTTGCTAATAGCGTAGAAAACATATCAGATAGTCTAGACAGAGTAAATAAAGCATTTGCTAAATCTGACCAGCTAAGCAGTTGGATAGATAAAACAAAAGATTTTTTAGCTGTGTTTTGGGGTGGCCAAAGATCTAAAAAATTAAGTGAAAATTTAGTAGATAGTGTAACTAGTGCGATTCAGGCAATGCCAATAGGCGAAATGCGTGACTCATTGCAGGAGCAGCTAGGAAAAGTATTAGATACTACAGATTTATCAGAGGAAGGACTAACAGAAAAGCTAAAAAGTTTAACTACTAGTTTACGCGATAAAGAGTTATTAGAGCTTAGTCGTGGCGTACAAACTATTATTCAAAATAGTAAAAAAGCACTAAAAGATGCGCAAGCAGTTACACAAGATGTACGTGAAACTGCTAAATCAACTGAAACAGCTTTTCAAAATTTAGCTAATGCTACCAGAGATAATAGTCCGCTAACAGTATTTTTAGGTAATACCATTAAACAAGCAGCAGCACTTAAAAAAGCTTTAGATGATACTGTTGGTGCTCGCGGAGCCATGGACGAATTAACTAAAAAAGGCGGGTTAGAATTCTTAGATCCAGGAACGGCATTAACATTAGCTCCATTGGTTGAAGAGTATAAAAACTTAACAACGCAATCTGATAACTATAATAAAACTTTAGCAACTAGCGAAACAAGACTAAAACAGCTACAAAAAGAATTAGCAAGTGGGCCATTATTTGCTGGTGATGAGCAACAAAAAAGATCCGAGCTAGCACAACTACCACAAATTATAGAGGACGCAAAGTCTAAACTAGGCGGACTAAATAGTAGAATGGAAGAAATATCTGGTACTGCACGCAGATTAATTCAGGATAGTGTAAGCAAACAAATAGATGCTAGTTTAGCTAATTTTAAATTACGACTACAGCAGTTATCTGTTCAACAACAACAAGCTATAGTTGGTACATATAAAGAGCAAACGGTAGAAATAGCAAAACGTCAAACTGATTTAGCTATAAAAGCTATAGATATTCAAAGTAAGCTATCAGATAGTAATATAAAACTTGTGTTAGGCATAGAGTTATTAAGACTGCAAGTTCAACGAGATGCCGATCTTAGAGAACTACAGTTTTATAAAGATGCACAAGATCGAGGTAATCAATTAGAATCAGCTGTAGAGGAAAGACAAACAGAGCTGCAAAAACGTATTTCTAGAACTGGTGAAGTAGAAAAGGCGGTTGCGAAACTTGATGTTACTAAATTAAGTGAATTAGCTAAGCAAGATCCAACATTAATGGCTATAGTTCAACAGCTACAGGGAGCACAACTTGCTAGAACTGGTTTTGCTAATCAAAAGCAGCAAGAATTATTAAAAGGCGCCATTACTCAGGTTGATTTAAGTACTAGAGATATTGTAGAAAGCTTACAACGTCAAGCTGAAAGTATAAATAGACAACTTAATGAAATAACAGATCAAGGTCCTGGTGGTCAAGGAGCTAGATTTGAACTAACGCAAAGATTACGTGATTTAAATCAAGAAATTGAAAGAGAACGATTTAAAGGTGGATTAAAAGCCGCAGGATTAACTCTTGCAGAAGATATAAAAGGAAAAACTGGAGATCAGCTAGCAGAAGCTCAAAAAAGTTATGATTCATTAGTTAAAAGGCTAACCAATACATATAATGAAAATTTAGCAAAAATAGAATCTGATAGTAGAAAGGCTCTATTTGAACTAGCTGCTAAAGGTGAAGAAGCTCTACAACAATTAAATCTTACTGAAGTTAATAGATTCCTGGACCAGGTAATTGCAACGGAAGAAAGAACACAACAACTTGACAAAGCCGGTTTAACACTACTAGAGCAAAAATTAAATTTTGAAAAAGAAAATTTTGAGTTTAAAAATAATTCTGGTCAACTATCTACAGAAGAATATAGATTAGGTAATTTACGCTTACAACAAATAGGAAATGAATTAGCTTTACAAAAAGCTATATTAGAGGCTACTAGTACTAGAAATACCGCTACATTACAACTATTAAGAGATATGGCTGCCGCACCTGGTGCAGATAGTGAGTTTGGCCCAGTGCCTCAAGCGGGACAACCTAGCTTTATAAGCCGTGGAGCTGCTATTGGTCAAGGATACCAGGATGCTACTACTGCAGCTATTAACTTATCAAATCAGCAATCAACAATCCTAGGATTAAATGTTACATTAACAGATAGTGCGACAAAATTAGGTGATACGTGGAGTCAGCAATTTAGTAAGATGACGGATGCAATGCTGTCATTTATACAAACTGGTAAGTTTAGTTTCAAAGATTTTATGAATAGTATGTTATTAGACTTTACCAGAACTATTTTGCAAATGCAAATGCAAAAATTTGCTACTAGCTTATTTGGTGGAAGTACGGCAGTAGGAGCAAGTTTAGCTTCATTTTTTGGCTTTAGTGCTATGGGCAATGCTTTTAATAATCAAGGTATTATGAAATATGCCAAAGGAGGAATTTTTACTAATTCAATAGTAAATAGTCCTACAGTATTTAAAGCTGCAAAAGGTATAGGTGTAATGGGTGAAGCAGGACCAGAAGCAATTATGCCATTAAAACGCGATAGTAATGGTAATCTTGGTGTACGTAGTAATCAAGGAAATGTGGATATAGTAGTTAATAATTACAGTCCAGAAAAAGCAACAGCAAAAGAAACAACTGACGCTAGAGGTAATAGACGAATAGAAGTTACTGTTGGTGACATGGTTGCTGGAGAGTTAAGCCGTACAAACAGTAGTTTACAAAGAACTTTTACTAATACGTATGGCATAAGTTCAATGGTAGGAAGGAGATAGTATGGCTAACATAACCTGGCCAGTAGGATTACCTCAATCACCTCAAAAAGATTTTACAGAAAATATTGGTATAAATATACTAAGATCACCAATGGATGCAGGGCCGGCTAAACAGCGACTACGTAGTCGCCGGCCCACTACTATGGCACTTAGTTTTATAATGACAACAGCACAAACTCAAACACTGGAAACTTTTGTAAATGATACACTATTAGGTGTAAAGCGATTTAATTTTACTCATCCTAGACTTGGAACTACAGTTGAATGTAGACTAGTTCCACAAGGTGATGGACAATTTTTCTCACTACAGTATCGCGCGCCTGGATACTGGCAAACTAACCTACAATTTGAAATATTACCATGAGTAGACTAAACAGCTTATCAGCATCAGCCATTAAAGCTATGTTTTCCTCAGAAACAGAGGATCAATTAATTACATTATTAACAATTAAAGATCCTGATGGTGGAACAGACGATGTTAGATTAGCTGATAGTTTTACTGGTAGATTAACTGGTGTTACTAGCGGATGGTCTACACAACAGTTAGAAACACTAGAAGGTTATACAGATGACGCAGAGGTTATGTATGGTGTTACCTACGCCGGGAAAGATTATTGGTTTATACCAATGCAAATCAATTTACCAAGCGAAGAAGAAACTGGTGTAGGAAACTTAAGTATAACAATTAATTATGTAACCCCTGAAGCAATTACACTAATAAGAAAATATTTAACTAAACCAACACAAGTAACCATAAGTTTAGTATTATCTAGTAATTTAGTTGGGCCAGTTCCAGAAGCAGAATTTTCAAAGTTTTATATTGTAGGGGCTACTTATAGCGCAGAAAGTATACAACTACAACTAGAAATGATTAATTTTACCAGAGAACCATTTCCTAGCTTTACATTTTCACCATTATATTTTCCGGGATTATTTTAATGGATTATAATAAATATATTGGATTACCTTACCAAGAGAACGGTAGAAACGAACAAGGTATTGATTGTTGGGGACTGGCAAGATTATTCTATAAAAATGAACTAAACATAGAATTACCTAGCTATACAGAACTATATGATGGCAGCTATGACCCTAAGGCCGTAGCTGCCATTAACTATTATAAAGACACTTGGACTAAAGTATCCAGCCCTCAAACAGGCGACTTGTGCTTATTTAAAATCATGGGTGAACTTAGTCATGTAGGCGTTTACATTGATAGCGGAAAGTTTTTACATAGTCGCGATGGTAAAGATAGTGTAATTGAATCTATAAATAGTCCTATGTGGTTTAATAGACTAGAGGGATTCTACAGATATACTGAAACAAGCCCCTTAACTGTTATAGGTAGTCCACATCCACTACAGTGGAATCAAGCTGTAGAATTGGCTCAGTCAGGAACAAACTGTCAAGCATTTGCAAATTATATTAGTACTAAATATAATTTAAGTGCAGGATTTAGTAAACAATTAATACTTACTATTGATGGAGTTCCTGTTCCACGGGATCGATGGGAAACAACATACTTTGAAAAAGATCAGGTAGTAAATTATAAAATAGTAGCACAAGGCAGACAAGGGCTGCGTACTGTAGCTAGTATTGCAATAATTATTGCTGCGACCGCTTTAGGGGGCCCGTTAGGAGCAGCAATAGAATTTGCAGGAGCTGATGTTGCAGCATTAGGCGAGTTAGGTATTAATACTACTATAGCATCTGCAGGATTTAAAATAGCCGGAACACTAGCAATACAATTTGCTGGTATGGCACTTGTAAATGCAGCGTTTCCTATTAGACCACCAAAAGATCCAGGACAAGCTATACCTACTAATATGTTTAGTGGTACACAAAATCAAGCTAATCCATTTGGTGCAATACCAGTTGTGCTTGGAAAAACTCGTGTTACTGGATTACTTGGAGCTACACCATACTTAGAAACATTAACTGCTACTAGCCTACTACACTTAATCATTATTTGGGGTTTTGGCCCACTATGGGTAGATGAAGCAGGTATTTGCGTAGGTGCTACAAAATTAAGTAGCTTACATCAAGATACTACTAAACGCGACAGAAAGGTACAACTAACCTTAAGCGGCTCAGACTTAGAAACCGACTCTGAAAGAGAAGCCTTTAACAATTATTATCCTAGCGATGTACAACAACTGCCAACAAGCCCAGTAGAATTAATCAATAACAGTACAACAGGTAACCCTTGGACTACTGTTACGTTTACGCAAGCCGCAACTAAC